AAGTCACAATCAATCGGTTCAGCCGTGTCCAGCGTGACTGTCAGCAGTGCATTCTCAACAGATTATGAGGATTATCTAATAACTGTTACAGGTTCAAGCGTTTCAGCCAACCAGCCGAACCTACTCCTTCGAGTTGGTTCAACAACCTCAAGTTATAACTACGGAGGTACATACGTTGGCTATACAAGTGCAACTGTTACTGGCGATGCATCAACCACAGCGACAGGTTTTGTTATGGGCGCGTGTGGCAACGGTACAACTGGCAACGGCGTAACCCATATGACAGTCACAGTCAGGCAACCTTTCGTTACGCAGGCAACAATCTTCAACGCTGCAAACGCTTCTGCCGCATGGTCAAGTGTTTACAACGGGATCATGAACAACGGCACTTCATACACGGCCTTTACACTTTTGCCATCATCAGGAACATTGACAGGCGGGACAATCCGCGTCTACGGCTACAGAAAGTCATACTCATGACCCCCGAAGAATATAAAGCCCTTTACCCACAAGACCAAACATTTATTCAAGTAGATGACACTGAACGAACCATGACCGACGAAGAATACGAAGCATGGGTCGCCGAAGGTGTCTACAACAGCAACCATCCAAGATCATGAAAACTCTTGTCGTGATCGCAGCTCTGGCAGTAGTTCTTATGTTTGTCGTCACTGGATGCAATGACCGCACTCGAGACACCTGCGAAACTAAACCAACAGCCACAAGGTGCGACCAATGAAGAAATACACAAACTCCGAGATCAAGGCCCGACTCATTTTGATCGTCGGCATCACACTGTCACTGACGTTCGTTCTGAGCACTGCCTCTCTGATCTACGGACTTTTATTCGTCGTACAGCCGATTGACAAAGTTTCGCCCAATGACGAATCAGCATGGTCACTGCTTTCACCAATGATGCTCTTCCTTACTGGTGCGCTCTCAGGGATTCTCGCTAGTAATGGGCTCAAAGACAAGGAAAAAGACAATGACAGTTAGACCGTACACAGGCAACACCGACGGCAACCATCCGACACCACGCGCCGGCACAAAGCGATTCGTCGAGTTTTGTGAGTATTTGTTCGGCGTCAAAAACATTGGCATCTATGCGAACCGTCCGATGCGCTCAGGCCCACAGCTCTCAGTTCATGCCTCATTTCGGGCGATTGACTACCGAGGCAGTAAGGCTCAACGGAAAGCTCTTGTCGAGTTTCTCTTTGAGCATCGCGACGATCTCAACATTGAAGAGATCCATTCATACGACGGGACAGGCGTACCGTTCCCGACTGACAAGTGGGGCGCGGGCTACCGATGCTCGCGCGACAATTGGCTCAAATATACGATCAGCCGAAATGCCGGCACTCCCGGAGCCGATTGGGTACACGTCGAAATATCGCCACTCATGGCAGATTCTCCTACCCTTGTAGAAACTGCTTTTGCTCGCATATTTGCCAAGTGACTTGACATCTGGTCGCTCAGTCGGTCAACTGATTGAGCCAAGAGAGCACAGCACCAGCTGAGCCCCGACACTGGAGGCACATAATGAACCCGTTCAAGTTCCTAACGTTTGTCGCTGCAGGATATTTCAGTCTCGTCTTGATCTTCGGATCAGGAGGAGAGTCACCGCCCGAGCCGACCGTCCGAGTCCCTCAGACCGTCCAGATCGTGCCGTTAACTCAAGAGCAAGAAGCAGACCGTGAAGCCGAGATTCTCCAGCAGATGGCAGAAGAGAACTACAGCATCTACGACGAGCCCGTAGAGACCACTACGACGCTCGTACAGCTCGCCCAAATTGATCCCGACACTAAGTGTCAGGAATGGTTACCGCTCGCCGTAGAGATGGGATGGCCTAACGAGACCGAAGTGCTGCAGAGGCTTGGTCAGGTCATGTGGAAGGAATCAAGGTGTCAAGCGATCTCAGCTGAGTCAAAGTGGTTCAACGGGCATGATTGGGGACTGACTCAGATCAACCAAATCCACGAAGAGTGGCTTTCAGAGATGGGATGGACGCTTGAAGACATGGCGATCCCTTCCTCGAATCTTCGCTTCGCATATTTGCTGTGGAACGCTCGTGAGGAGCAGGGCAAGTGCGGATGGCAACCTTGGAGCCTGCCATGCTGATTCGCCAAAACTGGCAAGAGGACGCGGCTTGTCGTGATCTGCCCGTTGACTGGTTCTTCCCTGAGCAAGGCCCAAACGCTTGGCACCAGCTTCGTCAAGCTGTCGCCGTATGTCAGGACTGTCCCGTCATTCAGGACTGTCTCAACTACGCGCTCACCTTTGAACCGAGAGCTCTTCCGGGCATTTGGGGAGGCACTTCAGAGAACCAGCGACGAGCAATGCTCATCTCTGACCGACCCATCATGTAGGGTGCGGATTATCCAACTAGGAAGGAAATCCAATGAACGACCCCGACGGAATGGTTCAGACGATCCGAGAGCAAGAGAAGCACATCGCCGACCTTGAGCTCCGTCTCAAACTCAGAGACAAGCGCATCCTCTGGTGGCAAGGTATGGCCTCAGATCTTTACGACGAGCTGATCGGCTTCTACAAGCCTGACAGCGATCCTTTCGGGTCACTGACGTCAACGATCAACAGATTCGAGGAAGCAGTCAAGTATGAACCTCAGTGACTATGTGGATGTACCGACACGCTTCGCAGCTCTTCTTGCAAAGTGGCCTGAGCTTCGCATCAAGGAGCATCGCCCAGAGATCGTGACGATCGGCGACAAGACCTTCATCAGTGTCACGATGCAGGCTTGGCGTACTCCTGACGACCCTCTTCCTTGTCAGGCGACTTGTTTTGAGCCCTTTCCGGGCAAGACCTCATTCACTCGAGACAGCGAGCAGATGAACGCGTCAACCAGTTGTCTCGGACGCTTGGCAGGCTTGATGATGTCGTTCCCGAAGATGGCCTCACTTGAGGAAGTGGTAAATCGTCAGACCGAAGAAAAGCCGAAGTCTTTTGCATCGGACAAGCCTTCCGAAGCGCAGCTCCGTCTGCTTAAAGCCCTCGGACATACCGACACTGTGCCGGCGACAAAGCGTGAAGCATCAGCTCTCATTGAGGCTTTGAAGGAAGCGCAAGTGAACGCGAACGGGGAAGCCTTCTGATGATTCGAGTCCAAGTCACAGAGCGTCTCATTTTTGAGGCAAACGAACTGCTTGAAGGTCACGATGTTGACAGCATCAAAAAGAAGTCAACCTTCAAGGATGAGAATCTGCTTCTTGGTGCGATTGGTGAGATCGCTGTCATTGACTACTGCTGGAGCAACAACCTTCTCGCATACAAGCACCAGTACAACAAAAGCGACATCCAGCTTCACTCAGGACACACGATTGAAGTGAAGGTTCAGAAAGTATCTACGCCTCCACAAATGCATTACCGCGTCAACTTCGCGTCATGCAGTAAAGACACGGAGAAGTCAGACTTCTTCTTCTTCAATCGCGTCCAGTTTGTCGCCGGCAGACCTGAGGCCGTCTGGCTTCTCGGTGGATGTTCGTGGGACAAGTTCTTCAGAATGGCAACTTTCCACCATCAAGGCGATCCGATGATGAACGTCAACGAAAACGGCGATACGAGTCCGTCTGGACGATATTTCAATCAGGACTCTTACGACCTACCAATCTCACAGCTCGCACCACCAAGTGCAGCACTGAAACATTTCAAGTCACTACAAACGAAAGAAGAAGCAACATGAACCCCGACGACCGCCCAATCTCTGAATGGATGCAACCTGTCCGCCCGATTCGAGTCCTGTTCCAAGCTGGAGACGATTACGACAATCGGCATTGGCTTCACATTTTCGCTGTGCGTACCGCTGGCAGTGAATGTGAGTATCTGACCATTGACGGCATCTTCATTCAGGCGCGCTCTAAGAGTGTCATGTTCGCCGAGACTTTGATTGATGGTCACTGGCTAAGGCTTGGCAAATGATCCAGTATCAAGTGATCTGTATGTATCGAGTCGGTTCGGCCCGAGTGCTTACCGAGAAACAAGCGCGAGAGCTGCACACCAACCCTCACATCGTGATGACCATGCTCAACCAAGACCAGCACCTTGACCGCTATGTCAAGGTCATCGTGGACGGTACGGTCGCCGGCTATCAGTCGTACCGTCAAGGAAAGCGCGTCACACTGGAGGACATCGTATGAGCATCTACCGTGCACCTCGCCCAGAGTCGAATTGGACTCAGATCCGTAACGGCATCATTGACGACCACAGAATCACCTTTAAAGCGACCGCTGTCCTGATCTACATTCTGAGCAAGCCTGACAACTGGAGAACCTCCACAAGGCATCTGAGCACCGTTAAAAAGGAAGGCATTGACGCTGTCCGCACAGCCATGACAGAGCTTGAGTGCGCCGGCTATGTGCAGCGCAGGAGGTATCAAGACGAGTCTGGAAAGTGGCAGTACGACACCCTCGTCTATGACATCCCACAGCCTGTGAATAAGTCTGTGAAAAACACATCACCGCAGGTCACACCTCGTGAGGGTTTTCCCCATGAGGAAAATGCCGACGTATACCAAGAACTAATCAATAAAGACTACGAGAAAATCGGTAACCGTTCTCACATAGGAGATCATGAGCCCTGTGGACAATGTCGCGACACAGGATGGAAAGTCATCAAAGGGTTAGAGCTTGAGAAGTGCGGATGCACAGTAGGGATGGAGCTTCATGGCAGGTAACCCAATCTACGGAACCAAGCAATGGAAAGAAGTGCGCCGGCTTGTACTCGAGGAAGATGGTGAGTGTCACTGGTGCAGGCTTCATGGCAAGAGAACCAAGGCCACACAAGTGGATCACATCATTGAGCTTGATCGTGGAGGCGACCCATACGACCGTTCC